TCAGCGGGCTCTTTTACCAAAAATGTCCTCTGAACGTGACTGAAGCTGTTTGAGTGCTTCGAGCATGTCATCATTATCCAGTGAGCGCTGGGATTTCTTCCCTTCCTGCTTTGGCCGTCGTCGGGAAGGGCCATCTCCAGCGGGAATTGACTGAGAGCGCGTGTTATCCCGCTTGCTCTGCACCAGACTGATAAACTCCAGGGTTCGGCCAAGACGCTTGTTATCGACAATCGCGCCCTGGTCGATTTCTGACAGTCGGTCGTAGGTAGAGTAGGGAAGTAGCGTACCGTTCAGGCGCAGCTCTTTTCTGCCATCAGGATAGTGATACACATCGATATATTTACCTATTGCACGGCGACTCAGTTCGCTGTCTTCAATCAGGTACAACATTTTATCATATTGTATCGTCAACGATTTTGAGACTTTACGTTTTTCACGAACAGTGAAAATAAGCCCCAGGTCCTCATCATGTTCTACAGCACGGTGTACGTCAAAATCATGTCGCGGTACTTTGCCAAAACGGCGGTTATAGTCAGCCATATAGGCCTCAGCGAAGTCATTTGCAGCCTCCATTGAACAAATGCCCTGTAACCGCAGCTCTTTGACCAGACGATCCTGTAAAGTGAGGTGAGCTCGTTCTACACGCCCTTTGGCGGGACTGGTTTCTGCACAGATAGTCTGGATGTTCAGTTCATGCATGGCTCGCCCAAACTGAGTATGCCCGTCTCCGCCTGTGGCGTGTTTATTGTTAACACGAAAAACACCGGCTTTATCGCTGTACAGTGCCAGCGGTTTACCATGCTTATCGATATAGCGCCGCGTGGCTTCGAAGTAAGAAAACGTGGACTCCGATTTAACAAACAACAGTTCCATCAGTTTGCTGGTTGCATCATCAACATAGACCAGCGCGGTGCAGGCCGGGCCACGGCCTTCAAACCAGTCGTGATCACAGCCATCTATTTGTATCAGCTCACCAGTACACGGACGCCGGTACCGTGGTTGAGGGATCCTTGCGGCACGTTGTTTACGGGGAACCCATAAGCCAGCCCGCACCATGATGCGCCGGACAGTTTCTTTGCCAAGAAACAGTCCGTGGAGTTCTTCGAGCTTTTCACGCGCCAGAGTCGGACCGAAATCAGCATAACGCGTCTTGATCAGTTCCAGAGCCTGATCTGCGAGCCCGGGTGGCAACTGGCGGTTACCACGCATGCCACATCGTCTGCTGGCCATACCAAGCGGTCCGCCTTCACGGTAACGGGCAAGAAGTCTGCGGCATTGCCTGTCGCTGATACCGAGGTGCTCGGCCGCACGGCGCGTTGTGATGCGACGTTCAATGACGTCCTGTATAATCTTGATCCGGTTGATCTCTTTCAAAGTAAACACTCCTGAGCTTTCTGCGCTCATGATATGCCTCCCGGTAGTTTAAACGGACCAGTGAAGCTTACCATAGCGCGGACATCTGAATTGAGCCACAGGCGGACATTACTATTGAGCCATTACAACGCTAGTGCGCATAATGTATATTATGTTAAATGGCGTGGCGTAACGCGTAAGTCGCTTGTAATCTACGTTAAAACAGAGAAAGCCTTCTCTCCCATGCCTTTCATCGTATATGTAGTTCACTTCTAATGCAACTACAAACAAGCGACCAACATCACAGCCCCGCCCTTTTCATTTCATCACCCCTTTTATCAATCACATACGGGCATTAATTGATCCGTTTCGATCACTCAACAGATCGCGTTACTGCTTCATAGGTGCGCTCGCAGACACTCCCGGCGCTTGCGGCTGCATCAGCATACTTAGCGATTTCTCCCGCGCGGCGGTCAGATTCTTCGTACAGGTCGGCAAGCAAACTTGCGGTTTCGGCGGCTGTCTGCCTTCTGGCGGCATCTGCGGAAATTCGGCCTGTTTCACTGGCTGCGAGTTCACGCCTGATATTGGCAATTGCTCCGCGCAACTTGTCAGCAGCATGGTTAGCAGCAACGGCATCAGCCAGGGCTTTTTGTTTTTCCTTTTCAGCGTTATTGACGATTTCCTGTGTTTCTTTTTGACGGCGCAATTCTTCATTACGTTGTTCCTTTTCCTGTTTCAGTTGCGCGGTTCTGTCAGCTTCATCGCGTTTTGACCATTCAAGTTTCCAGTCTTTACGCTCTGCTTGTTTTCCAGCGTCATAAGCCTGCTGATGAATTACATAGCCTGTCCCGTATAAAACTGACGCAACCAATAAACCAGTTAAAAGCGCATATCTGGTTTTCATTTGTCCAAACCCCAGCACGTTAATTCAGATTCCTGGTCTCGCCGGATAACCTGACCGTAACAATTATTCTCACGGATGCGGCAATCACGCCCAGCGTCATGCACCCAGCGTTTTATTTCTGCACATGCCCCGAATCTGTCCCCGGCATTTAGCTTTCTGTAAAACGTTGATGAGAAACATTTACCAGGACCAATATTCCACGGACAAAATGATGCAATGCCAACTTTCTGAGGTTCGGTTAGTGGCACATGGACATTTTTATCAACCCATGCCAGCGCTTTAGCCTGTTCAGCTTTATCTATCTTGTCGCACTGTTCACGCGTTAATTTCATGCCTTTGATTACCGGCTTTCCATTAACGTAAGTCACACCGCCGCAAATAGTCCAGATTCCCCGGCTTTTATCCTGATACGCTGTCAGGCTTGTACCTTCTTTTTCATGCTGAAATTGCGCCATCATCACAGGAGTGCTTGCCCCGGCTGCAATAAGTGCCAGCATTACCGCGCTTAGTTTGCTTTTATTCACAATTAATATCTCTGGCTGTTGAACGTAAAAACTTTTTATGCTCGTAATACCAGTTGACAAAAAAAGTCCCTATCGTGCAGAAAATACCCGTTAATACCGCCCATTCATTTAGAGATAACATTGCCATTGCGACTGTAATCACTCCTACGCGGTATTTAATCCAGTCCCAAAACTTAAATGCACCAAATACCAGAGCCATAAACAAAACAGCTACAACGGCTAGTTTTCCAGATGGCAATGCCGCCTTTATTTGTCTAAGAATCCTCACTTAATCACTCTCCGTTTCGTCATAAAAGAAAAGGCCAAAACTGCCAGCAAAAGCATGCACATCGCCAAAAGGCTCATTAGGACGTAAACGCGCAACACCGACCGCGCCAGCCCCGGCATAACCTGGTATTTTCCCGCTAAGCCTGTGCCAGACACCCGGACGCAAGCAAATTTGTGACAGTGTAACCGACCTGTCAGCATCAGATATTTCCAGCCACCATAGTTTTGTTGTGGTCGCATAGAACAATCGCATGTTCAAAACTGTGCCATTCAGAGACGATGTAAATTCCTGGTCTGCTATGGATGGGATTACGTTTATTTCGTAGTAAGCTGGCAGCATTTAAGAGCCTCCCAGCATGCGGCGCATCTTCTCAAGCGCGAAAACTTTTTGAGGTTCCTTTTTAGCATCAACAGGCGCGGCGCTTTTCTTACCTGCGGCAACTGTCCCCTTCCCTGCCGGATTGGAAGTTTTTGATTGTGCTGATTTATTGCGCGAGCGCTGGAATGTTACCGTTTCGACTTTTTGCGCGGTCAGTTTGATGGTGTAGCAATTTTTCTTAGGTACGGCTTCGATGTTTAGCGATTGGATAACGCTTTGAGGCATCGCCATAAACGATGTGTAAACTGATACAAACTCTTTTAACTCATAAGCCGCAATGATTTGCTGAGCCTGATTCATCGCCCAAATCATGTTTTGCGTTGTATAAAGTAGTCCGTATGTATAAGGGAAATCAGCACCAGTAATGATGCCTTCAAAAGATACAACCTTTGGATCGTCTACCGTGCCGTCAGAGATTTTATAACCTGTTTCAACTTTCCCCTGAGCTATGGTGCGTTTCGCTTCAAACCCTTCTCTGGTTTTTAGTCTTAGTGACACTGTAACGCCAGATTCAAACACCATAACTGCGCGTTGGTCACGTGGTGCTGAAATTGCACCCTCCATACCGTCAGCCATGAAAACCCCATAAAAAAATCCCCTACGTGGAGGGGATTTTCACACCTTATTGGCGTGGGTAACATTGCGTGACCGCTGGCGATTACTCCGCTTTCTTTTCCTCTGCTGCCTCACAGATTCTACGAAGGTATTCATTATTTTTGAATGAAACCATAATCAACTCAAAAATAACTCTTGTCGCGATAAGTGATACAGCAAAGCTAATACTTACCCCTTCTCTCTGCTGTAACCAGCTTAGAATAGTACCTGCGATAAGCAGTATCGTAGCGAGCCAATATACAATCGTAATGATTTTTGGCGTAATCAATGTTTCAAATGTTGCAAAGTTTTTAAATTCATTTTTTGGCATCGCATCTTCCTTATCTCGCGCCCGTCGATTCTGCAATATTACCATCAATATTCCCGTAGGTGTTTCCTGTATCATTGATATTATTCAAAGTTTCAGCGGCTTCCTTGCCACTGTTAACATGAATGTGCGTGGTCTTATTACCACTGTTGCTAATGGTCTGATTCCCTGCTGTAGATGGAGAAGGCATTAAACCAAGTGTGTTTTCTATGCCCGGTAGAGGATTCAGGTCAAACATATCATTTAACCCACCTAGCGCTCTAAATGTGGGGGCTAATGGTGTTAAGTTATACAAGCCATTCACTACTGCTGACAACGGACTTTCAATCGCATCAGTGAAAACACCGTCACTTTTATCGTTTTTTGTCGCAGAATTAACGCTTATCGCTGCTTTGCTTGCCAAGCTAACAATGGTTCGGAGAGCCGATATTAAATTTGGATAACGTTTTTCAAATTCATCAAAACTACCGAATAAGCTATCAAAGATGGTTCCACCTTCACCATTCAACCAGGCTTTCCATTCAACAAAAGCCTCATAAACCAGCCACACAGCCGCGCCAATAGCGAGGAAAGGCCAAAGCGCCGCCATAACCGGAATTGCCAGCGCGGTAAATGCCGCACCAACAGCGCCAAGAATCCCAATGAGAATAGCTGTTTTACTTTCATCAGCCAGGGTAGACCAAAACTCTGCAACTTCTTTCTCGGCTTTCCTCGCCAGTGGAATTAAGGTATTTGCCGCCCAATCGGTAAATTTTTGCCACTCGCCGCCGATGGTTGCCTGAGCTAAGAAGGCTTGCCAGTCATTTTTCATGACTGTCATTGTCTGTCCCCACGTCCAGCCCTGTTTTTTCAACAAATCTATGTTGCTCGCCGCCAGCTTTTCAAAGGCTTTAATCATGGTTTCTGAGGTCAGCTTCCCTTTTTCTGACATTTCACGGAGTCCTTTAACGTCTGTACCAAACGCCTCAGCTACTTTCGGTGCCATCGTCCCTATCGCTTCCATGAATGAGCGGAATTCATCGCCGCCGAAGCGGTCTGATGAAAATGCCTGCCCCATCTGATAAAGCGCTGCATTGACTGCCTCAGCACTGCCCCCGCCTAATTGCAACGCCCCTACAAGCCCCTGTGTTGCTGTTATTGTTCTTTCTTGCGACAACCCTAATTTTTGTGTCGCTGTTGCCATATTGGTATAGGTGGAGATAAACGCCCCGCTGTCGCTTCTAACGTCGCTTGCCGCCGCGTTAAGGGCAAAAAATGCCTCTTTTGCATCCCCTGTAGTCTGCGCCAGTCGTGCAATTTGTGCCTGTTGGCGCTGGATAGAATCAAGGCTATCAGCCAGAGCATTACCAGCGGCAACAATACCAGCCGTCAGCCCCGCGCCAGCCAGCATGCTATCAACACCAAATGGATTGCGTGTCGCTTTCTCTACACCCTCTGCAACAGGTTTCTTTTTCGCCTCCAGCGGTTCGCCGGAAAAACTTTTAGTTGAGGTATCGTATTTTAAGAATGGATTACCGGCATTTGGATCTGCCAGACCACCAGCGCGACCTGCTGTCCAGCCAGAGCTACCCGCCGTAGGTATATTTATGCCTCCACCACCAGACCGACCAGAAGAAAATCCAGAGTCTGCTAGTGGCGGTAAAGTAGACCGACCAGCGCGAGGCGGCGGGAGATAACCGCCAAACTCATTATTATGAGGTAGCCGATACAGATTATTGGCGGGGATACTGATTTTATCCGTCAGGCCGCTGGTTGTACCCTCTACGGCTGCACGTGCGACCTTCTGAGCCTCTTTTCTAACTGTATCGGCTAAAGGCGTCCGGCTAACCAGATTTGCGCCTGTGGCGGCTATTGTCGCTACTGCTGCCGTTGTTGCTATAGATGGCGCGCTGGCGGTACTGGCTGGCGCATATGGGCTGGCGGGTTTCAGGTTGTTAACGCGCTTAATGGCTGCGTCAAGCTGGTTTACTTTGGCAATTGCGCGCTCTATTGCTGCGTCAAAACTGTTTAATCCCTCCAGTTCGGGGATAACGTCAATTTTCGTTACGAGATCGGCTGACTGGTCTGTCATTTTTTCACCTTACTAAGCGCGTGTTGAACCGCGTTATCGAACTGGATAACTGCGGAGGCTCTCATAATGGAATCGAAGGAGGCGCGGCCTGACGCTACGGCGTCGTAGCTAATCAGGCCGCTTTCAATCACTCGCCAGATGACGAGCTCTGTGCGGATGGTTCGGTCAAGGTTTTCAGCAAGGAGTTGAACAGTTGCCGCATGGCTCCCTGCATTGTTGCCGCCGTGTCCAGTCCAATATTTTTTTTTAACCCTGCTGTTACCGGGAGAATTGACAATTTAAGGCATTCAAGCGCCACCAGATACACATCAGCAATATTTGCTGCGGTGAAATTGGTGTTAACGGCGTCCCAAGAATCCAGAAATTCGCCGTTATCCACCAGTTGGGCGCGTGACTTTGAAAGCAGCGTAAACAGCAATTCGTCGTGGTCTTCGCGGTTGAGCATACCGAAGATTTTCGACGACATAGAAAGAATGCTTTCTACCTGGCTGATACCATGTTTCGCCAGAATTTCAGCTACACGCAAGTTGAAGTGAACTGCATCAAAGGCGCTCATACGGATGATGCAGTATTTTTGCCCGTTAATTTCTACGTGTTTGATTGAATCATCCATTGGTTAAATTCACCCCAAGAATCGTTGAATCAAGCTCGCCCGTCAGGAGTTTCCATTCCAGCGTTTGCGCTCCGACGCCGTTATTTGCACCATCAGACGGTTGACGGGCAAACATCGCATAGCCCAGCCGGTGCACGGAAAGATTGCGTGTATTGGTTACGGTTACAGGGATGACGGCCTTTGTTTTTTGCATCAACGCCAGCGCGGTATTTACCGGGGAATTACGTTGCGTGGTGAATGTTACTGAGCCTTCCTCGCCAGGATTCTCAATAAATGACCAGTCACCGCCGATGCCGGATGAAACAGTAATCTGGTCGTCCGGTACTTCAACAATGATATTGCTGTCTTTCGCCAGGCCAATTACCGGGACAACGCCTACAGTAATCAGCCAGTCTTTTGAGGACATATTGCCTAAATACATAATTAAATCCCGTAGGTCAGTGCGGAACCAACAGCATCTACATGCTTGATGGCGTAGCGAAGATAGAATCTGAATTTAACGGTCAGGTCGCCTTTGATGCGCTGGGTTGCGCTGACTTCTGCCATTGTTGGACGGATTACCTCATATCCACGGACATAATCACCGTTTTCATCGGTAAAGTTTTCCAGAATACCGCCAGCAGTCTGACCTGCTTTTAGCGAGCTTTCCATCTTGTTACAAACGACTTCATACCCCGGCATGTCGTGACCAACTTTGTTACGGTTCACAAAGAGCGTTGCGAGGTCTTTTTGCATGCGGTCAGCCTGCCAGTAAGCAAAGCGCACAACCTCAATAGACTCACCGTCACCACATGTACCCGGATAAGTTACCGTGATGCCGGAACCGTAATCCTCAAACGTGTTACCGTTGAATGCCTTAATTTTCTGGTAATCGGTTTCGGTAAAGTCATCGGCTTGCACGGCGTTAAGCGTCTTAAGCGCCCATGTTTCTGAGCCCGGTTGCATAACAAGACAGCGACCAGCCAGAGCAGCATCAAGGAAGTTTTTTTCACGTTTGGTAGATACGGCAAACGAACCTGCAATATTTTTTTCGCAGATATATTTGGTGATGTTGTCCGTCGCCCATGTTGGCGATGAATAATCATCAATAAACACCGCCATTTTATCTACTTGTGATTCAGTCCAGTCAGCAATTGCTTTCTGAATTGAAAGGTCGCGGGATGGGGTCATGGACATAAAGAACTTGTTATACTGGTTCTTTATGGCTGCAATTGCCTGGCTGACGGCTGCCGACAGTACAACAGATGATTTGTGAACGACTTCCGCACCTTCCAGATAAACGATGCGCCCATCAACAAGAAACTGACCTGCCGCGCCAGAATCATCAACGATATCAGTCGCTACCCCTGTGCTTCCTGACCATGCTGTGCCGTTAAATTTCGCATAACGATATTCATCGCCCTTTACATAGCCAATGGTCGCTTTTATGCCCGCTGGAGCACCAACAACCGGAACATTAGTCAATTTAATCATGGCCTTGCTGTAGGCTGCGGAAAAATCGCCTACAACGAGTGTGTCTGGTGATGGACTCTGCGAGAAATAAGCCTGAACCGCCAGCAGGTTATCACCACTCACGCCGTCAGAAATCGCATCATCAGCACTGGTGTAAACCCGGTACAGGTCTTTGAAATTTTCTACTTTTGCGCTTTCATAGGTCGAATACTTCAAACCAAAAAACGCTGCGCCCGGTGCAAGGATAATCCCCACACCGAAAACGCCATATTGGGCGGCTGTTGTTTGCCGTCCAATTTTCACACTAAAAAGCCTGCTTAAATTCGCCATTTATGCACCCTTGATATGTAACGTAACCTCGTTCGCTTTCACTGTTGCGCTATCAATCCAGCGCTCTGTTTTGTAGTGCTGGAAAACAAATTGCAGGGTTAATGTCACCTGTGCCATTTGCTGATAAATGAGGTTATCAATTAGAGGTGAGCTATTCTCGAAATCGCCTGAGCGGTCAATAGAACAGTTGTTATCAAACTGCCAGAATTCCCCCTCAGTTGAATCGACTTCATAAAGAAAGTTTTCGAGATATGCCTGAGCGTCGTCAGATGAGCGAATCGCAATAATTTGAGCGGCACAGTTATAGTGATATACCCTGTATTCACCGTCCCACGTTTTGGCGAATGGTTGCGGCTCACGCGCTGACGAAAGCAAATGAATGGCGGTAAACGGGTCTTTAGGCTCTGGTAGCTTTTGCTGGGCGTATAGTGGTTTATCGCCTGTTAGCTCAAGAAATGCCTGACGAAGCCTAACCATAGCAAGATAAGGTGCGCCACTTAATATCAATGGTGTAGCCTGAGCGTCAGTCTCTTTTAACGTCCCTTTGGGAAACTTAACGACATTTCCCACATCAAGACGGAAATTTGCCGGAATGGTAATGCTGTTGCCGTTACCATCATCCAGAATGAGCGAAGTAATGAAAGATGGATCTCGCCCGTTATATGGCGTGAATAAGATATCCTTGCTGTTTCCGTTGTCGGTGAAAGTCGCTTTCTCAGCATGGTAATCTGAATAATCGACTTCCCCCAAAACGGTCATTAATTTAACCGTATAGATACTCATTATTCCACCAGCGCTAATGCGTCTTTTTCTTTCATGCCAAATAACAAATACTCGTAGTGGCTAATGACGCCGTTCTGCCATTCCTGACGTTGTACCACCTCATAATATTTGCCAGCACAACGCACGATAGCGCCGTTATGTTCGCCTTCCTCGGTTACTGCTAAATCAGCTTCCCCGATAGCCTCCATGTAGTCTTGAGGCTTACGTGCTGCAAGATACGCACGGAAGGAGCCGCCACCATCGACAGGCTGCATGCTGAGAAATGCTGTTTTCTGTTCTGAATATGCCTGGCGAACCATGCCACCCACAATTTCAATAGGGAGTGGTTGCCAGAATTTGATTAATCGTCTCATGAAAAAGCCCTGTAATTTACGGTCTGAATGAGTACCCCGCTATGTATCAGCGGTTTAGTGCTCCCTTTCCGGGCGATGGTGATATCTGAGTTAGGTTTGTATAGTGCGGAGTCAGCTATAGTCTTGCGGGTAATCGACACGGCTTTAGCGCCGATTCTGGCTATAGCTTGCTGAGGTGTTATTCTTCCAAGCGCTACGTCACGTAAAATATCTCTGTACTCGTTTGACCTCATCCAGTCGGCAATGCGGTCTGATGCAAATCTCATAAACGGACGTTCGGGTATTAATTCCCAGCCCATCGCGTTTTTAGTACCAAAGTTATTCCATGCCCCATAAAGCGCCACATCAACGCCGTTATTGGTTTTTCCCCGGTGAATACCAACAGTCAGTTTTACGCCTGCCAATCCCTTGATTCGCTGGCTTAAAACCCGGTCAAAACCCTTTGTATCTAACGTTGCACCACCACGCATAGATCAAACTCCGAATTCATTTTTTAAAATCTGGAATATTCATCTGCTAAAGTGCACTTTAACCATTTTTTTACCGTGGGCGCCAAGGCTGGCCAATCGCATTTATCAGGATAATATTCTGCTAATCGGCATGACCGATGAGAATACAACCACCAGACAATGAGCCTATAGCGTCTGAGAATTCCTCACCCCACGTTGTACCCTGCCAGCCCGCCTTTTGTGCTGACTCAGTAAAGGTCATTGCCACTTTCCCTTCACGGCGGCTTGCTACCCCGCGAACACTGGCGCTTATTCCCTCAACAGCTATCGGGGCGAGATTAGCGGCAACATACAGTGCTTTGAGGCGCTCTACGTCATAACCGTAATCCGCTGCGGCTCGAAGGTCGTATAGCCGCTCACATTGAGAAGAAAGGGCGCTAATAGCGCCCTCATCAAGTGATAACCCCGGTAGCAGAATGGCAAGCCAATCGTTTACCGTCATGCTGTGCCCCTACTCGTCGTCGGATTCAACTACGCCATCGTGCTCTTTATTGAGCTTTTTGGCTTCTGCGGCTGAAACCACTTTTAACCAGCCTTCATCTAAAAACTGCTTAACACCGCCGATTTGCAGCGTTGCCACATCAACTTCTACAGCGGCAAGCGGAGCAATCGAAATGGTGATAACAGTCCCTTCACTGTTCTTTGCACCGATATGAATCGGCGCTTGTTTGGTGTTGGTCAGAAACGCTTTTTCTTTATCAGCCATGACTTAAATTACCTTAGAGGATTTAGCAGCAGCCAGCGGTGCACGGACGATTACGCCAGCGGAGCGCGACAGGCACGGAATAGACAGGTCAAGCCCACTACGTTGCACTGGCAACTGTCGGAACAATACAGGGGTAGCCTGTGCGAAGTGGCGGCGGTTATTCGCCAGCGCAATACAAATACCGTCATCATCCAGATCGGAGTTTTTGCGGAAAGTCACTTCCGGGTAAGAAGTTCGCAGGAATGACAGGACTGTGCCGAGCGTACCGCTAAGGCGTAGCCCCTGAATTCGCGCCCATGCCTTAGACGGCATGTGAAACTCATTCACTTCGTAGATTTTGGTGGTGTTCACTGCGGCGATAATCGCTGAAACATCATCGCAAATTTTATCACCGTCAGCCGTCGCCCATGCACCGGCTACTGCTACCAGAGGAATATTCGGATGTTCGATAAAGCCGATAATCTGATATTCCTTATTGCCACGCCACAACAGATTAGAAACTGTGCGTTCATGCGCTTCGCGGGTATTCAGCGCCAGCATGTTATCAAGCGGCGTACCTGACATTGCCGCTGCCATAACGTCGCTATAGGTATAGCCATAGCCGAGGCCAATATCGTACATCAACGCGAAGTATTCCCGGCCTTTAGCGCTCATCATCGGCATATCAGTACCGAATGCCGCCATGATTTTTGCCATACCTTGTGCCGAGTACATGCGATACCCCGCCCACTTCGCCCCTTCGTTAATCCCTGGCTCCTGCTGGAACATGGTTAACGCTACGGGGGCTGGCATTTCTTCCATGTACACATCTTTTGACATGGAAATCAGGTCACGGGCAAAAATTAGCCCTTGCTCGTCGGTATTAACTCCCGGCATTGCGCCAGTTACCTGAGCTTCGGTAAAAAGCTGCGCCATTAACGCTGCTAAATAGTTCTCATTCATATTTCGGAGGTTCCCTGTTAGCTAACAGTAATTACAGCGGTATCAGTGAAACCACCGTCTTCAGTTCGTACTGTAATTGTCGCGGTCTGCCCGGTTGTAGCCCCTGCTTTAACAGTGACAAGGCCATTTGCGTCTACAGTTGCGATATTTGCATTACTGGTCTGATAAGTGACCGCTTTATTTGTTGCGCCCGATGGCGTAACGGTTGGGGTTAGCTGTTGAGTACCACCAGCCGCCTTTGATGCGGTTTTAGGTGAAACTGATACACCCGTTACAGGCGTTTCATGTGGAAAACCCACACTCAGCAATTCACCATCGACAACCATCACAATTGCTGTACCGCCGCGCTGAGTGTTTGATTCGAAGCGAAAACGACTTTTATCGCCAGAATTGGCAACACCCCATTCCATATAGCCAGTAGTGACGTTTCGGCCTTTCGGGATTGCCAAATCACCCACTTTTGGGGATTCACCCGATTTTACTGCTACGCGGATCGGACCATTTTCAACAATACCAATCGGGCAATTGATAGTGACAACGCCGATACGGGTGTTACTGCCAAATCCCGGCATGGCTGGCATGTTGGAATGTGCAGTAACCGCAATGCCGATGGCATCAGTAACATCACCACCATCAGGTAATGCAACACAGGTCGAATCGTTACCTGACGTGAGTTTTACGGCATCACCGGGCGCGACCTCACCACCAGCACGGCGGGAAGATACGCGAGCAGAGGAACGAAAAGACGGCAGGACAGCTAAATCACCGGGCAATCCCGCGTCAAAATCACCTTTAATTGTGGTCTGCATTATTTTGCGGCCTCTTTTTTGCCAAACATGCGGGACTGATAATCACTGTGCGCATCATTGCTTTTGCCTGCACCTGATTCATCGTTGTTGATGCGTGGATTACGCGGCTTTTGCTCAAACTTTTTACCGCAAGCCACCAGCGCCATTGATAACGCAACATCAACCTGTTCATCGCTCCAGCTATCCATGTTCACTTCTGGATTTGCCTTACGGATGATGGCCTGCTTAACGAGACTGATATCGCCCAGGTTGTCGGTATTGATGTTCAGTCGTTTAGCCGTGTCTTTAAGCTGATGCTCTTGACGACCGTCAGCAACGCCGCGCTCGTAGGCTTCGTTGCTGGCTGAATCCATATTTACCAGGCGGTTGTTTGCTTTGAGCAAGTCGCCACGCGCCGTGCTAAGGTCGCTGGTGAGCGTTTTTTTATCCGCTTCCAGTTGTTCGATTTTGGCTAACGCTTCTTCTAATTCCATCGGTTCACCGTCCAGATTGAATGTTGCTGTCTTTACCCGTGGGTTGCGCACTATGCTCAGGTGGTTGTAGTTAATACCCTTCTGCACCGTGTCAAACTCTTGCCCGTCAGGGGTTCGTCCCGTTTGTTTGGGCTTTTCGTCACACTGGTAGCCAGCCGACGCCCCGCGTAATCTTTTGTCCTGCTGAATCAGGCGAATGGATCTCTCATCCTGAACCAGAGCGCGGGCTACCAATTCATCGCCCTGACGCATTACGGCAGTAACCACACCAGCACTGACAGCCCGGTAATTTTTTGACGTCACCAGACCATTACGAGGATGTGACACCGTAACAGGCTTGCCGATTAAGGTATTCATTGAGTCCTGGTTAAACAATTCATCGGCTGAGCGGTACTCTTTTGCCGTGAATGCATCACCGCGATTGCGGTCATAAACCAGTACGCCCGGACGGGCTATAGGGATATCAATCTGGAGATAACCTTCCGGGGTTATCTCCCATTGTTTTATTGCATCAACGTTAACCTGTGTTTCTTGCTGCAATTTCTTTCTCCGCTTCTTCCACATCCGACGCAGAGAACAACCATTCAGGAAAACAACGGCAACCATTAGGTTGACCCGGATTCCCGTCTCGTGGCGGTCTGGTCGGCGTGTATGCCTTACCTTCGCGCTCAACATGCTCTTTTCGTTCGCGTTCGTCTAACATGCCCCGCCAGCGGTATATGCTCATCCCGGCAATACGTGCATTGGCTTCCTCAAGGTTCCATGCCTGATTGCCAATCTCATTACGGGCAACGTTACGGGCTCGCCGGAAAGGTATCTCCATCTCATCAGCCAGTTTATTAGCGATGTAATCGACGCCGCGCCCCTCGCGTAATCCCTGCTGTACTGTGTTAATCCCGCGTTGAAGTGCTTCATCAGAAACATTCTCCATGCGTCCCATACTTTCGGTTAACCAGTCGGCGGTTTGCTGCAATAGCTTTTTATCACCGTCATAAATATCGACCGCTATCAGCTCTGCCATGTTTTCATGCGGAATTGTTATACCCGGCGCAAGGTCAACATTTGCGGCGGCTTTAATGATGAGTCTGAAATCATCCAGAGCAGAATCGGCAAGTTGCGTGGTGGTGGTATTCATCGCTGGCAGTGACGGGATAACACTGGTTGTGCGTAGCGATTCAGATAACTTTGCTACCTGTTCGGAGACTGCCCCCGCTGTGTCTGGCGTGGCTGGCAATCCTTTTTTCAGGTCAACCAGGCTTACGCCATCAACGCGGAAGCGCTGGTAATAGCTTTGCCAGTATTCATCGGTAAAACCAAAATTCCCGTTTACGATAGCGCTCTGTATTTCATCGGCGGTGCGGTTAATGATGCGAATATAGGTATCAGGCTTAGTGTTTGTTATTCTTGCGAAGTCTTTAGCCAGATTTATACCTGCCTGCCTTCTGACTTCACTGACGATATACGCCGGAACCGCGCCAAACTCCCCGTCTTTTAATAACGCTGGTATTGCTTTTAGGAAAATGGACGCATCAGGCAATAGCTCCTGAGTTACAGACCGTATAAGCCTTTCTTGTTGCTCTCGCGTCATGCGGGAATAGTTTTTACCCGCTCGTTGCTTGATGTAAACGCGCACTTTTTTAACCGTTGCGGCGGCGATAAAATCTCCCAGCACACCATCAACGGATACATCTTTACCATCAGCCGCATCAGTATTAAGAAGTGCGCCGGATTTACCGATTGCCCGGTAAGTCTTTAAACAGGCTTCGCGAACCCATTTACAAAAAAGCCGGGTGTTATCACCCAGCTTTTGCGCGTAAACCAGTTCTATAGCCAGTGGATAACCAGCGTCATAACGTGGTTTACTTTTCGGCATTATTGGCCTCACTATTGCTGGTTTCGGTATCGTTCTGGTTCAAATCCTTGTCATTCTGGTCATCAATAGTGCCTGTTGCTGGCGCTGCCTCAGTCAGGAGTGTTACGGCGGCGGTTTCCTTCGCTGTTGCCCTGGCTTCTTCGCTGGTGATGGCTCTCATGCCGTAATAAATCTGCGCCGTTTCCGCAACCTTCTTGTCCCTGTCTACCTCGCGGTCAATCTGCCCCTGAGATTTGTTAGGAATAAAGTCAGCTTTTACGCCCAAATAGCGCAACGTCAGCTTTTTAAGTGCGGGGATAATGTCATTGGTGGTGATGTGAGAAACAAGGTTTTGCCATTGCGCATCGGCGCTGGTATCGCTGTTAGATAGTCCTGACCGCCGTTCAGCCAGCATTGATACCGGAAAACCTGTTTCAGCGCACACCAGCTTGATAGCCATATCAACAAGGTCAGCGGTTCCCGTCATACTGGACTGTAAGCGCGTAATATCTTCATCTTTATCTATTGCCACCATGTCATTCAAATGCCTGGTAGCCGCGATACCAGCCAGACGACGCGCCGCCATAGCTTCGCCCTTCGCTGACTTTAAATCTTCTGCAAGTTCTTCTTTTTTATAAATATCCTGTACTGACAGTGACAAAATACTGATGATTAACTCATGAGACAGGCCAAGACGTTGTAACGATGCATAAGGTTTACAGAGAACCGGCTCACCAAATTCGACGCCAGCACTACCGTAAATCGGCTGGTATTCTGGATCGCCAAAAAGGAGTGAATCATCTTGCTCAATAAAGACTTCGCCACCAATCGGGCTTTTAAGCTGAATACGCCAGCCTTCCGGCAGACCGAAAAGCGGATCGTTATAATCAGAAAACCAGTCATTTGACGGTGTAATCCAGTTTGCGCCGTGGCTTCTAACCCAATCATCACCCATGACCAGCACAGACCAGCCCTGATGACGTTTAAGCACTGTGGCGCGTTCAACGCTTTGCCAGATACGCATATCATCAAACAGTTGTTTGATTTTTTTATCATCCTCCGGTTTATCGGTGATGATATCGAATCCGTTAAGCATCGCTGCAGCAACCGGTTCGCTGATAATGCGCCAGCCTATCCCGGATGTTTCGCCAGCCAGTGCCGCCACCAGCGGAATTTTTCCCTCTGCGGCTCTGGCCTTCATTCGGTTTGCCGTTGGTGAGCCCATCCCGGCAGCACCTTTAACACCATGTGACACGCTTTCCATCATGGTTACGTAGCTGTCAATGTTATAGCTGGCAGGCTGTAAGCCCTCTTTTGTTAGAATTCCCTCAGTGGGAATTAAGCTGGTTTTGTTCGTCATTCTATAATTCCTGATTTCATGCGTACCAGATGGGGGAATATGGCGTCGGCATAGTCCGTGGACACACCCAGCCGTTTTTTAACTTTCGGTTTTGCTTCAATTTTTATCTTGTCTTCTGGCGTGGTTTCCCACATGACACCAGTAGAATCAGAAAGGATGCGATCGAGATATCGGCGTGGTATCTGGTTTGAGATAGCAAATAAGCCATCTGGCGGCATAATTCCCGTTTCCATCCACCGCACAGAGTCATTAACCGCGTCACGATACGCCCACCACGCCTGAGCACGTAGGTTTTCAAACGTATCGCCGTTCGGCCTTCCACCGCGATAGCGTGATTGCTTGCGCAACACTTCGCCCTGAGCCACAAACTTACGAAATTCAATGTCTGAATCTTCGTATTTGTTAAGTTCGCCTTTAACACCTGAACCAACGCCTACAGAGTCATAAATCAGTACGGAACAACCTTCTTCTGTTGCCAGCTTTAACGCCTGCTGCGCTAGCTGAACAGTGTCACGTGCCTGTAATCGCTCCATACGGTACAAAAAACGCCCGTCAAAGAATGACAACACCGAATCATCATCACCTTCATCGGCAACATCGAGCACCGCTGTTTTAACGCCTGTTCGACAGGCTTTCGCCAGTTTTGAATCAGGCGGCACCACCAGCTTTTCCAGATGACCACGGTTGACGACTGCGCCCGGTAAATCACTGACAGGAACACCATTCCAGATGTTGTCGTACTTATCCGGGTAATATTTCAGGGTGTAGCGACGTTCTTTATCCAGAGTCGAATTAAAGTACGGGTTGTGATACCAGTTCACCTCCTCTACAAACCAGTCATCCTCCGCGTTGAGCACGAAACGAACGTATGTTTCATCCCAAGCAAAAGCCGGGTTAAAGGTAATCCACAATTCAGCACCTTCACGGCGTAGTGTCGGTGCGAGCGTTTCCCACGCCTCAGCCGATATCGCGTGTGCTTCTTCCACCCAGCAAATATCCACGCCTTCAATGGATTTAATGCTGTCGAGATTTGACTGAAAGCCCAAAAACCTGAATTCCGCGCCAGATTTAGCCTTTATGCTGTTCTGCGTTATCGTGAATTCAGACTCATAACCCAGACGGCGTATCGTGTCGCTAAGTAGCTTATGCGATGACGCGTCTATAGATTTCTGTACCCTACGCAAACAGAGAATTCGAAGGTCATAACGTACAGTCAACTCGATTAACGCCTCAGCAATGCGCCATGATTTACTGGAACCACGACCACCACGCAGACACTTTACGCGGTGCGGCTTAGTGGTAAGCTCTCGCATTGTTCGCCGCCACTCTGACATTTTCTTTTTGTCAGAAAGCCAGTAATTACGGCGCTCTAGGTCGTTCTCTGCCGTTATTTCAATCGCTGTCATCGCCGCCAATATCCCTGTAGATTTCAGTCAGCGTGTCACGCGCAATCCGTTTGCCCTCGTCCGTTATTGGTTTACTTACATCAACACCCGCCAGCGAAAGTATCCGCGCCGCAAGGTGTGATTTATCAAGCCCTTCAACCTGCCAGCCATGCTTTGTGCGTTTAATATTTTTCACAGCGCGGGTATCAATCGCTCTTACCATGCTTTTGTATACCTGTGGATCAAGCCCCTTTATCTGGTCAATTTCCCGTAGCTGTAGCATTACATCTGCTGCATCCGGCGCCCGAAAACGGGCTGAAAGGTCAATCAATGCCTCCTGTCTACCAACAATATCTTTAGCAATGATGTGTTTTCGATAAACGCTAACGGCCTGTTGTATCTCGTTGTCTTTAAGCAACTTTTCAGCCTGATAGTCATCATTGAAACCTTTGTATTCTCTGTTGCGAGATTTTGCATAGCTGAATCCAGGCGCTTCCCGCTCACTGGCTACCAGCTTTGCAAACACATCATCTCGTTTACTTATTTTTATGGTCACAACGCCCCCTTTGTGAGGCTTGCAGCGTAGCGAGGAAAATAGAGGATCAAAAACAGCGTTACCGCTGGCGTGTAGTACAAATAAAAAAAAGCCACTCCGGGGGCGGAATGGCTCAACATCACAAAGAGTAATGCAATGGCTAAAAGTCAGTTAAACAGGCAGTTCGCTACCTGTCCGTGGCAGATGCCATTATGGTTTTTTGATGAGATAAGACAAAAGATAGTGCGAGAGGTAACAGCAGATATAGAAAAGCCGCCCCCGAAGGAGCGGCGTTTAAAGGTGCTCAGGCTGTGGATCGCAGTCAGAAAGGCGGGGTGTTACCCCCGCCCTGATTTAGCGACTCTCCTTAGCTTCGTAGGCAAACTTTGCCGCCACTTGCACACCTCCCTGTCCTATTGACGCTTCGCAAAGCGTCCGGTTTAGAGCGGTATATGCCAGTAACGCCGCGATATAAATCGCGATGAACAAAAAAACTCCTTTGTAAAACAAAGTTGCCTCCTTAGCGTTGGGGAGGCTATAATCGGATTGCGATGTCACGATAAGAGCCTCGTTGGTTAATGAAAATTGACCTTCGGGGCTTTTCTCTATCTGCCGCACGGTAACATGAGACAGATAGCCTCAAGCACCGGGCGGGATTATACCCACATCCCATAGCTCACTGCAAAATTTCTATCCCTTCCCCTTTCGACTTATTTGTAGTTGTTATAAGGCGTTACGCCAATTTTACGGGCTGAAAAATGTTGTTTATGGTTCTACGTGGATATACAATCACCTGGCGAAGTCAAGATTAGGAGCCCCGTTGGTCATTACTGGCCTTCGGGGTTTTTATTTCCCCTCATCCCATGCAAATTTCTTGTTTGTATGCCTTTTAAGATCTAAATCAATACGTTATAAATTTAAACTTGCGTAAATTTCATCATCTATACTCAAGTTAAGGCATCCTATGAAAGGGGTTATCGCTCCAGAAGAAAGACTACATTTTATGTTTCAAACACGATTAATTAACATTTTGGCATCGTGCCAATCCCTCTCTGAAAGCGAACAAGATTTCTTATACAAATCCATTACCGATTCATTACATAAAACGTATGCACCATTTTTTCATAGCTTCGCCGAAAATCAGCCAGATATATACCAGGCTATAAGTAACCTTCAACGTTATGTTTCATCAGAACTAAGCAACCATCGAATTGATGTTTCTACCGCCCCATTAACCCGCTTACTTGAATTAACCCGGATACCATTCAACCAGCATGGACTAATGATGACGCAATCATTACATGATTTAGGTCAAGAAAAATATGAGGTAATAACAATACTTCGACACATATCTAGTGGCGCAGAGCAGCAATACAACACTCCCGTATTCGTCGATAACAGAAAGGAATTTAGCTCCTCGGTTACAAAGGCTAAACGTACAGCTTTGCGAGGGATTCTCAACATTTAACCCTTGTTTCTGATTTGTAGTTGGAATAAGATCTATATCAGGTGCTCAAAACACCCATCCAAAGCGGTAAATCACCCCGTCAGTGTGATTTTTTTGTACCCGGAATTTATGCTCTGGTAGCTTGTTCTACGTGAGTGCTGAATTATGGGGTGGAGTGCGACGAATAGCGCAGGCGTGAACTTGCGTAATAAGTCCGCCGACTTTGGACGGTTTTGAGCTCCACCCCGCCCCATCTCAAAAGTGGGGATTCAGTCTCATCCAAAGGAGCAACAACTATGAGCACATTACTCACTATCCCCGATGCCGCCGAACTGCTGGCGCACACCCTCGCCGCCCTTAAAGCTGCTGGTTATGCCAGTGCCGCTATGATGCCCGTTCATCGTAACGACTCAAGCGAAGTCGAAAAAACGGAAACGCCAGCCCCTACCGCGCCAGAAGTCTATGTAGCACCCGGCAAACAGTACGCCAACGCGCAAGAAGCGCTAGCACATATGGTGCGCGAACTGAAAAACCCGCAGCGCGACAACTACAACGAAACGCTTGATTTTACGTTTGCTTCGCTGGCGCAACTGCTGGACTTATTACGCGAGCCTATTTACCAGCATGGCCTGATGCTCAAACAGGAGTTTGAGAAAGGCGATGAACTGCCTTTAGATATGGTGACAACGTTTATCCATATCCCAACCGGTACGGAAGTTTCTTTCCGTCTCCCCGCCTACATCAAAGAAGATAAACGCCTGGACGAATGCCAGCGCGTGGGCGCGTCGTTTAGCTATTTTCGCCGTTATGGTCTGCGTCAGGCGCTGGATATTACTGACGGTGATGACGATATCGACCAGGCTGATTCTAAACGTGAACGCCGGAAGGCTCGCGCACTGAACAGTAGCCGCAAGTGGAAGCCGACCACCAGCGCCCGGACAAAACCAGAATCCATCCTCAATGTGCTCGTTGCATCTGGTGAGTTTTCCGGTAGTGCTGCCATAGCACAGGCTAAAGCCCGTAACCCGTTTCTGCGTACACCGTCTGAACTGGCAGAGGATTTTATCAGCGGCGCAGACCGCATTATGGACGATGAAGGCATAGCGCGTGATACCGTCGCCCGTTTTGGCCTGACCGATACATTCTGGCAAGATTTCTACAGCGGTTATCGTGTTGATGGTGATGAACTGGTAGATAATAAAACCGGGAACCATGTAACTGCTGATGTGGCAATGGCGATTGCTGAATCAATCACATCATGGGCTGTTTCTGCCGCTGATGCTAACAGTGTTGTTGATACCCGCGATATGGTCAGCGCTGCTACTTCACCTTCTTTTGTACCTGACAGACGACCAACCACCCCGGAAGAAGAAGCCTTTATTTCTGCTGTTGGTGTTGGTCATGATGATGAGATAGCGGAAATCGCAGAGCGTCTTTTAGGCGCTGATATCGCTATGGGGCTGGATATCAAAGCCGAACGCAATGACACGCGCTACGCTCGCCGCAACTGGCTCAATGCCTGCAAGGTGTTTTACTCCAATGCGTTGCTTGCCGGGAATGTAAATTTTGATGCGCTTCCCTCCCTGCTGGCACAACCTGAGCCGCAAATTGAAGCACCCGACGAAATGCAACAAAAAGCCGATATAGCGCGTGAAATTGCATCGGGTAACAGTGAAACAGATATCAAACTGCAACAACTACATGAAATAGCGAAACGATGCGACACGCACACAGCCAGCTATATTGATACTCTCATCCTGCATGTTGAATGCGACGGACTAAACACAGATTTGCCCGTATACATCCCCGAATCAGATTTACCGTACTGATTTGCGGGGTGTTCAACATGAAAACTATAGAAGAAAAGTTACAGCGTAACTTTGAGCGTCAGCGCACGTACCAACAACGCGCCATTGAGCGCCAGCGCGAAAAACAGGCTAATCCTGAATGGCGTCAGGCTCAGTATGAAAAACAGCGGGAACGACAATCCCGCTATATTGAACGGGCAAAAAATAAACCGTGTAATCGCGGATTAAAGGGACGAACACCCCGCGCCGCTGAACGGTCATTGATGGACAAAATCGGGGCGTTACCCTGCATTGCGTGTTATGTGCATGGCGTGATTAATGAAGTTGTCAGTTTGCACCATATCAACGGACGAACGATTACCGGCGCTCATGCTTTTGTGTTACCGCTGTGCAATCACCATCATCAATATGCAGCACCACCAGTAGTACGCGCTATTTATTCCTGGCTGGTTCCCGTTCATGCAGATGGTAATTGTGGCGGAAAAAGTGCATTTGAGGCTCTCAATGGTTCTCAGGAGCATTTATATAGTCTTTGCCTTGAAATGATAGCCTGAATCCTCCACATAGCCGCCAGCATCGTCTGGCGGCGTTACCGCTCGCCCCTTTGCTGTATCCCCCTCTGTGCATCGCTTTTAATCGCACCTGACATTTATTAGTGAGGTGCTTATGTCTGAAAATAACTACGGTGCTTTAATACTTAAAAGCCCCATCGCCGCAAACGTTGCATTGGGTACCATAAACTCGCCTGGTATTTACCCGATTGTGGCAGGCAACGGTACTGCGCCAGATGCTAAGGCAGGCGTAATGATTGTTACCCCCAACGGCGCATCAGGGATGAGCAGAGATTTCAAGAGCTCTGACGGTGTGCTTTATTCTTTCATCAACTCCGCATGGGCTCGCCAGCTCCTTGTTGTTGATGTGGGGCAGATTCCTTACTTTACCAGCATTGAGTTGACGTCCAGCACGCCATTTATCGACTTTCATTACGGCAGTGATAGCGGTGATTATACCGATCGCCTGCTGGCGATGGATGACGGTCTGCATTATCTCGCATCAGCCGGGCGAATGCTTACCGTTAACGCCCCTGTTGCTGTTGAAAAAGACATCACGGTCAGCGGCATTATTGAGTCCAGGGCGTCACGTGTTACCAGCGTTCAGTCAGCAGATAAGCCAGGCATGACTACCGACTGGAACCCCGTCAGCGGGTTGACGGTGTTCACCAATAACCGTGGCCCGGGTGCGGGCGGATTCGCATTCCGAACTATTGATGCAACGAATAAATCGGAGATCGGACGTGTATCATTTACCGAGCTCGGCGATATTAATGCCGGAAACGCGAAATACGCCAAAGACGGCAACGTCTATGGCACGACATGGGGAGTAAATGGAGGTTCTGACTGGTTGTCGAATTTTCTGGCCAGTAAATTTTCTGGAATACAAACCCAGTTTAATGCAATACCCGTTAACAACGTTACTGGTGACATCACAGGCACCGCATGGGGCGGATTATTGTCGGCTCATCTGGCGGCAAAATGGATAGGTATACAGGCGCAGTTCTCTGCAATCCCCGTTGATAATGGTTCGGGTAATATTCGTGGTAATCAATGGGGCATTAATGGTGCAAGTGACTGGCTATCGAATTATATCAACAGGCGTTTTTCCGCCATTGCCAACCAGTTAGTGCTTTCTGGGGGGCAGAATGGGTATTTTAAAGACGTCACAACGGGTTTTTTGGTTCAGTTTGGGCGGCTTGAAAGCACCACATCCGGCCCGGAAACCTCCGGATATAACATCGCATTCCCTGTTCAGTGCCTCGGCGTGGTTGCATCAGTCGGCACAGAAATAAACTCAGGCGTCACTGTTTACACCGCGCCAACCAACAATCAAGGCTTTACTTATAAAACATCGGCTGCGCGTACCGGCTTTACGTGGTTTGCCTGGGGGAAATAATCGTGACTATTTATTACAGTGCTGAAAGAAATGCCTTTTATCCGGAAAGTTTTCGGGATGATTATCACAACTCCACTACTGGTTGGCCTGCCGATGCGATAGCTGTCGGAGAAGGTGTTTACCAGTACCTTATTGATGGTGTGGCGTCGGGCAAAATCATTGTTCCTGATGATGACGGGCACCCCATTTTAACGGAACGCCCAGCACCAACACCCGAGCAACTTGTTGCCCAGGCTGAAGTGGAAAAATTACGGCTATTGAGGATAGCTACGGAAAAAATCGCGCCACTTCAGGATGCGGTTGATTTAGGCGTGGCGAACGACAAGGAAACCGCCGATCTACTCGCATGGAAACAGTTTCGCGTTTTGGTTTACCGGGTAAAAGCAGAATCACCAGACTGGCCCCCACAACCCGAATAACATCAGGCCGCAGACGCGGCCTTTCTTTTCTCCGCAGCTTTATGATGCACCTCCCACAGCGAAACACCCAGCGATTCACAGAATGCGCCCACATACCCTAAATCAGACCATTCCCGTACACCACCCCGCGCCGCCTCTATGAAAACCGCCACATCGGCTGTACGGTGGATCCCGAACAATCGCCATTTCCCAGCCTCTGTTCTGGTTGCCACCACGCGAGCAAACATACCCATCTCGTAAAAGTCTCTGAACGCTGGTTTTTTACGTGTCGTAACCTTCATAAATGACATACCCCCGAATTGTTAATAACAAACCGGGGATATGTTGGCACAAATATTAAGAATGACTTTTTTATTTATCAGCGGTCACGATGCCTGCGCGATATCCCTCGCTGAGGGCAACGGGTTGCTGTACACCATGCCGCTGATAATCGGCGCGGTGGTCATCTGCGTTTCGTTTTTTCGCTTTAGGGTTATCGACAGAGCGCGGCTAGTTTCCTGACTGGTTAATGGCTGAGTTGACAGTAAAATCATTGTCAGAGGAATTACCACCAGCCCGGACTGCTCCAGAAAACGGCGCCGCCCGCCCAGCTTATAGACAGGTGTGACGCCGGAAACAGTAAGGCCAAAGTAATTGGTTGGTGCGGTGTCTGTCGCCGTCTTTGCAGGACAGAAAATAACGGCTTTATCGAATCCGGCAACAGTTAGCTGAAGCGCCGATAAATCAGGCGGCGTGTTAACTGGTGCGTTATCGCCGTGGAATATCTCCAGATCGCACACAACGCGCTGTAATGGATTTTGAAACTTTAGCGACCACGAACCAGCAAGAAGCCCACCAAACACATCTATGGTGTGCTGTGGGTATGGTATACAGCTTATTGGCGCACTGCTGCCGCGTATCTCTGCTGGCATAAGCCATTCAGGTACAACGCTGGAATCGTCAATTGCCGCCCGTTCAAGGTCAGATATTGCTACCAGTTCTTCCGGTGTTAATGCCATTATTTCCCCTTAGCTGTAAGAAGCTGGTCAATGTGTGCGGCTTTGGCGTACAGGTCATTAAAGATGTAATTTAATTCTGCAAAATCAACGGTATCACCCTGAATCGGTTCCCCTGTCAGGCTGATGTAACACGGTCTGAAACCATCAGCCTGCTTTGTAGGTGATGGTTGTTTGACGCTGGCATATTTCGAACCGCGAAAAGGATAGATGCGGCTTATAGTCGCAAAGCTATTCATCACGCATTTACCCTGGCTAATAAATCACGATATTTTTTGTATAGGTCATTGAGAATGAAATTCATTGTTTGTGCCGATACACCATCCCCAAACACCAGATTACCGTTTTCATCAAAATACGTTGGAGCAAAGCCGGTAGCCTGCAATTCTTGTGATGGTTCCTGCTTATTGGGGATTTCGGTTCCCCCTTGCCCTTTATAGGTTTTATCTGTTTCCGCCCAGCTATCCATTTTTCACCTTCATTTGTTTGACTGTTACCAGCGTACTGAATGGCGTAATTAGTTCGCCGCCGTTTACCGTCGCAGTGCCATCAATACGGGTTAACAGAGATTTAAGCGCTCTGACTCTGACGCCTTGCGTTGCAGTTGCCCGGATCGTTTTTTGGGCTTTCTCGTATCGGATGCCAGCCCATACGCAAGGGAAAGCATTTCCGGGGAACATTGGCGCATGATGGGTGAGATTCACATTTGGCGGTGTTGCAGCGCTGTAGATATCCCCGCCGAACGTGGCAGATACAAGAGAATCGGAGAGCTCAATATCAGGAGCCATACCACCACACTGCACAAACACTGTACGCAGAGGCACACGATTAAAGGCCGCGCCTATTGCGCCAGTGCTTAGCCCAACCCGATTTAGTGGTAGCCAGACAAGTTTGTATACCTGCTGCATGTATGTGCCCACTGATGGCCTTGATTGCGTTGAAACGCTTTGTTCGGCTCTGGCTTGTTGCAGCGCATTACGATAATCATCATCGTCGCGCCCTTCTCGCTGAATGCTGTATTGTTCCCCCCATGCGTCTAAAAGCGTTCCCGTTGAATCTGCCAGAGAAAAACCTTTTTTCATGTATTCAATGGCTGCAACCATGCTGCTGTTGCCGGATTTTAGCCCTGCGATTAGGTCTATATTTCGTTGATGGCGTACTTTTGACGTCAGGCGCTCTTTTGCTAACTGCTCAGGGCTTTTGATTACAGGTTCCATCAAACCACCGTTACCGATGTTGAGTCAGTGACCGCAATAATGCCGCTGCCTACAGAAACATGATTATCTGTTGGCGGGGATATAATGCCGATTTTTACTGTTACGTCCGTCAGTGTTGAAAATGCTGTTAACAAACGGGCATATATTTGACCAGAAAATACATCTTTCCCCGGTGTAAGCTGTGAAAAATAGGCCGTTACAGTGTTTTTAGCCACGCTGATATAATCCGCTGGCCTGCCCGTTGTTTCTTTATCCCATATATCGCCTGACACACTGACATAAACAAGTTGAAAGCTCTGGCGGCTGAAATAAACAGTTTCCGTTATCTCTCCATCGGTCGCCGTTGCGGATACATCACCATGAAACCCACACTCAGCGGCGGCGGCATCGTAAATAGCCTGTGCTATTTCATTATCGTCACCACCAGCGACAAAAACCTGAATTGATTTACCTGGTATTCCCTCCGCATTAGTGTTAATTCCCCGGTTAACCTCAACAGAAGCGTAAGAGACACCGCTGACGGCTAATACGGCATTTTTAACGCCGGGACGCGATGCGCTGATGTTCACTCTGGCTGCTGCCGCTGCTATCTGTATTCGCTCGCGATAGGACTCATCGTCTTCAATGAGATAACCCTTAACACCGTTTGCCAGTACCAGAATGTCATTGTTTGCAACGTAGCCAAACAATACCGCTGGAAACTCGATATTGCTTTGGTAGTAAGCGGTTGCAGGTATACCAGCCCGGACAATTTCAAATACATCATCAGCAAAGGAAAACGGAATAATTGTTCTGCCATCAGCGGCATAAAGCAGAGTCCCGTATGATGATTGATATGTTGTAAGGGATGTTTCAGCCGCTGTGATTTGCGTGTACAGGCGGTTGAGTATCGATTCTGACGTGTCACCAGTCTGAAATTGTGTTGAGTGCGGTTTACCAGAGATATTAATGGTAAATGTGTTTCCGCTGGTGATGGCATCCTGACGGACTTTTAACACAAAACCAGTAGCTGATTTTCCATCTTCTTTTACTTCGTGGTTTATCGCCCACTCGCCAGCGCTACCAGAGATAGTAAACGCATCACCAGCGCTTATGACCTGACCCGGCTGTAAAAGGTAAAGAACATAAGCCAGCGAGCGAGTAAGGCCATAACGAGGAAGGTTGAAGCGCTCGCCAAGACCATCTAACTGTGCTCCCTCTGCCATTGAAATGAAAAAGCCGGAAAATACCCAGCCAATCGCCTCAATGATGTTTAAGTCATCTTCCGAAACTATCGCTATTGTTTGCCCGACCAGTGAGTCGCCATCGGGGTTAACATCACCCAATGCGCCCTTTAGCTTTTCGTATTTATCGCCTCTTAGCTCCGGCAATCTGGCGCCATGCCAGCCACCATCATTCACTAATTCCACTTGTTACCTCTGTGCTTTCTGAGCCAATGTAGACCGCAAAGCGGATTGTGTAATTACCCTTCGCATCACTAATTGCTGTTGTTTTGGCGTCGTTAACTTCCGGGGTGCGTTTAGCCTCAGCATTAATCATATTGGAGACAATTGACGCTGGAAGGCGTGACGCCATAATGCCAGGCACCCACGGCAAACCCTGAGTTTCATCGAGCCACCATTCACCGCGATTTGTCCCGACTCTTATTTCTGCCTGCTGTGCTACACCGTCAATGCCACCATCCAGCACAAAATCACCGTTACGAAGAATCACCCCGTTTTCGTCCTGCATAATGTCCAGCATCAGTAATTCATCCCTTCAACGAATGCCAGTTTCGAAACCCATACAAGGCATCGGCTTGTACCTACTGATTCAACCCTTTGCACCTGACCAACGGGAATGATTCTTTTTCCCCTGCACGTAGGCATAACCAGCGTTAATGATTCGCCTGGCTGCGGCCTGTGAGTGGAAAGAAAGCAACCTTTCATACCGTGTCGATATTGTGTTGTTGTGATGTTCATTCTGTGTGCATCCACTTTTCAACGTGAACCACCGTTACTGCCGCATCCAGTGATTCAATATCCAAAAGGTCATCAAGGTCGAAACCTTCCCCGGCATCGTTCAGCATCTGCGCCATTGCTGCCTGATGTGGTAATTCAAACGGCAAATCGCTGTAAAAAGGCATGAACTGGTCTTTGCATTCGCGGCAGGTCGCCATGACCATATAAAGGGGCGCATTAATCAGGGGGATACACTCGACGCGATCCACAACTAGCCCGGTACGTTCAGTAATGTTGATAATCTCGCCCTTGCTGATGGTTGTGCTGTAGTCACCAGCCATCAGAAAGCCTTTGTTTGAAAGCGCAATTTGCGCCGCATCATCATTCAGTTTCATGGCGATTCCTTATGTCGGTTCATCGGAAAGGTTGCCCTGTCCGTTTTCTCTGTGTTTATGGGATTTACCGGATTTACCGCCGCTGATATGGTCAGCCGCTTCGCTTTTCCCGGTTACTTTGACGTTGCCGCCGAATTCAGCGTTGCCACCGCCTTTAGCGCCCTGACTGATAGCGCCGGAAATCGTTAAATTCCCGTTTATGGTGGTCATGGGGGCAGTCATATCGATGCCGCCCGGTGCGTCAACGGTCATTTTGTTGCCCGTAAAGGCAAAGGTTGCGCCCTGTCCGGTATCACCTTTAATGCTCCCGTCATCCCATTCGATGAAGGCGCTACCACTGAAAACGCGTATGCCGGGGCTATCTGGCATCTGATGAATTGATTTGTCGGAAAAGCCGCACAGGGCAACGGCATTTGAGAAGGTTTTATGGTCTGGTTCGTCACTGTCGCCGTGGGATAGCGCTATCAATAAGCATTCATCACCCGGCAAAACTCGCCCGCTGATGCCAGACTTGCCGCCATCCCAAACCAGAGAGATAAGACGCACATTTTCAACCACTGGATAAGCAACAGGCTCTGGATTGTCGCCAAATGAACGTTTTGGCGTTGGCCTGACGGTTGCGCGGCCTTCACCTACAGAAACAATCACAGCTTCCAGAGCAAAAATTGCTGAGTTAAGCGCCTGCTCTACGATTGCGTTAACCTGACTTCCCGTCCTCATGCAATGATGCCCTCCCATGAGGATGACCATGCCTGACGGTCACGCGTACTGAATCTGTGGGAAATCTTTTTAACAATGATGTTCCAGCCTTCCCCCATAGAAGGCGACGAAAGCTCTATCTGCTCGCCAATCTCAACACCGCCACGTAAAAGCGACTCCCAAGTAATAGCCTCAATAACGCCCATCTGACGGCGAGCGCCTTTTGAGTAGTCAACCTGAGAGCCTTTAGGAGGCCACTGGTATGTAGTTATGCTTTTGTCGTGTTTCTTCTGGATTTTGTCTTTTTCTGATGGGTTCTTTTTCTTGGTGCGCTTAGGTGAATGGATCTTCAAAAATGGAGCGCCAAGTAAGCCCGTTTCAGGTGAGAAAATGGCAGCACCAGTGAGAACAGAATCACCGGCTGTAACAACTATCGACTGATATTGAAGTGACCAAGTGGCATTAACTGGCTTACATAAGCTGGTCAGTACATCGCGGGATAATGCGACGCCGCTAACATTCTTAGGCAACACTAATGTTGCTGCAGCTTTCGAAACCTGACACCCCAGCCCCATATCTGACGCAACCAGCGACACCGCCTCTTTGAGGTTTTGCCCCTTTTTAAAAGTGCGAGATGTGACGCTGGCGCGAAATGGAATAAGCGCCTCATAAATTTTCATTTTCAGACCATAAACCTCGTTAGGCTTAATGGTTACGGCGCTGATTAGCTCCCCCTGAAACAGGGTGAACATACCTTCATCTATATAGCCAGCGGCAACGCTGACGGTTGAACCTGCCTGAGCGATTGCATTTTGCGTCTGAGGCGTAAGCCCCCACACGGTCAAGTCAGCTTCGTTTGGCTCTTTTTCATCGTCACGCACAGACGAAAAATCCACATCTACATCCGTAATGTGGATCGTCTCGCCATCTGTGCAATTAACGGTTATCTCGAACTGACGCCCGTAAGCCATAAAAATCACCTCCTTATATAGGAGTGATTTAAAGGCAACGCCCAGGCTAATTACAGAAACGCCGCCAGCGGTAATGCGTCAATATTTGGTGCAAGGTTGAATCTGTGGATAAACACGAACAAAACCGCTACCTGCACGATTTATGTTAGTGGTCAATATCGCTTTGAAGTGGCGGAAATGCTGATTTTTATTGTGGATAACATTTATCGTGCCAGCTTTCATGTTGCTGCTTTGTTTTAAATGTTGTGGCTGATTTATGAACATTTAATTTGTAACAGCCTCGCCATCCTTTAACGGTCAATTATTTACCCGTTCTAGTTGTAAGACAGAAAGTGATAGAGAACGCCCGGCGCTGGTGGAAACAAGCCTGAGCGCGGTTTAATATGTTTTCGCCCCCCTGCCTCATGCCAGCTTTCTGCTTTTGTGACTAACTCAATATCTCTATGTCAATATGTTAAAACATCTGGTCGGATGAGGTCGTAGAAACATTCCCGAATTTTTTTATGGCGGCTTTCCTTTAGATGGGGCTATCCTTTTGATTTATATAATACTTAAGCAGCGTCCTCTTTTTCGGCTTTGTTTCCGGCAGAAACATTTATTAATGATTATGTGGTTTTTGTCTATTCCCTGCTCAATTTCAACATATTTTTCAGAATGTCCAACCTTATATATCCGTTTGCTTCACCTGTGTATGCTTATGATTTATATGGTGTATTTTATGGTTTAATTTTTTTGTTTTATGTCGCTGGCAAAATACAATGTATTGACGACAAAAAACGTACATAAACTGCATCAGAAACAACCAGTTTTCGCAATTAATTGTTTTTATTGAGTTAAATAATTTTTCGTTGTTTTTGTCTAAAAACTGACTTTAATCACATTACTTTGTTATGTGTTATGGTTTGGATAAACTTATCCACACTACACATATTTAACTTTGTTGTTAACATTTTTAACCTTGCTTGTGTTTATATTTTGTTAAGTGGGGCTTAACGATTTATTCACACAAACTTTATTTGATGTGTTTTTTGCAGGCATAAAAAAACCCGGCAAATGCCGGGTGTGTTCTGCTGACGTTATTTAGACCATGCTACTGAAAGCCGTTTCTACTTCTGCTGCGCTCAACGTTGCTATGTCCCGATAAAGTGCTATTGCTTCCTGAGTCGTTTTGCGACCTCCCATCAATATCTTTTCACCTTCACGACTAATCATTTCCACTCGATAAATATCAGGTTTCGCTTTTAGGTTTGTACGCAATTGGAGTAATTTAAACAGGCAATGTCTCGGGTATTTCTTTTGATACATTACATCATTATCTTTTATTGCTGGCGTTGACATTTCCTACCCCCTTACCTGTAAATATTCTTCTATCGAGTTAGTTAATATTTTTCTCATTGCTGCGAATGGTGGCGACTGTAAATAAATAGATGGTACATCTTTGACAGCGTGGTTAAGTATTAATTCTGTTGCAAGAAAATCCTCGCCACGAACAGCGGCAGAAGTACGGAACAACTTACGCAAATCATGACAACGCCACTTTATACCAGCGCGGGATATAGTCGTTACCAGTGTGTTATATTTTATTTCTGACTCCCCGATTACTGATAACCACTCATCTATCAGTGGAATGTATTTAACTGGAATAGGTAAAAGCAGGTCAGCATGCGTCTTTGTGCAACGGTCTGGAATAAACAGCCTGCCACCCGATATAAGAGAGTTGCTGGATAATGAGAGTGTTTCAGATGCCCTTAGCCCGAAACATAACATCATTCGAGCGGCTGTTCTGTATGGTTCGCGTAGAGATTCTATTTCTTGAACGACGGCGGTGTATTCATCAATACTTACTCGTGCTGGTTTACTTAATGCCCGATGGCGCTTAATTCTCTTTCCAATTGCCCTTGCTGCGGTTCGCATAGCCTCCAGCATTCTCCCTAGCGAACCGGGCGCGGCTGGCTTAAATTTGATGTCAGCATGAATCACCCAGGCAACGACAGCAGCAACACAATCAATGCGCTGACGGATAGTGGATGCCGCAAGACCATTGTCGATGCATCTGTCGGCATATCTAACCCATGTATCCGGTACACTAGCGGCTCTAACCCCCAGAGCAAGAACCGGCTCTAGCATACGCACAGCATGACGTTCATTTATGATTGTTTTCTCGCGTAAACTGACCGCCTGAGCTCGACGGTCAACCATAATCAGCAAATCAGAGAGCATCATCACCGCCTTTTACTAATGGCGTTGACTGAGTGGCAACAGTATATAGAGGTTGGATCTTCCAACCTTTTGATAACCAACCATTCGCCACATTTCGGCTTCTTGTTATTGCCGGAATACCGATGCCATTATCAGTATGAAGCCATGCTACAGGCTCAGCGTAATCAGCTTTGCGGCGTTCCTGTAGCTCTGCCTGTGCTTCGTCACGAGCGATGCGGCATTCACGCAGGATTTCAACCAATGCCTCACAGCGCGGGTAATTAACAATGTGGTCATTGAGAATGCGACCTACGCGCATAGTTAACTCTCGCTGCATATACTCCGGCGTTTCCGGTTCTCCCGGGCAGCCGAACCCGGCAAAGAAATCCCCGATTTCACAAAGAATCAGTGCGCGTAAGTCTGTTAGCTGTTCTGGTTTATTGGTCATTTAATCAATCTCCGGCAAACGGTAAAGCGGGATAACCTTTGCACCCTCACCGCTTTCATCGTCAGCGGTCTGTAATTCATCGCTAAGGTGCGCCGGGTTACTGCTTACACAGTGCTCTGCAAAATATGCCATACCGTCGCAGTCTTCTATGCCATACATGAAAGGCTTTGCCGTTAGTGCTGCCAGTGCGATTTCTAAAATCTGCTTTTCCATTTGCGCCAGTGATGCCATCGACACAGGAAATGTTGATTTAGAATAGCGGTCCAGCTTTGCAATAACGTGTGCTCTGACCTGCTCTTTAGTGAATTTTTCCATTCTGTTATCGCCCCTTATGGGGCGACCTCCGTAAGTTGTTTATTGATGCCGCGCTTAGCCTCTTGACGCGCTCTATGTTTATTAGTGCGACTTTCCGACTCATAGCCGTTTCCCTTTCGATAACCACGAGAGCGGCACAAAGCACAGGTACATCCATCGACTGAATAAAATTGCCCGTATGGTTTCATTTTTTGTAATTACCCTTTAACCGCTAGCGCTGTACGAATCGCATTCGCGATAGCAGCGTAAAATGCGGCATCCTCATAATTTTGTTGCCCCGCCCATTCAAAAATCACGGCAGTAAATTTCATATTGCTAATGACTGTTGATGTTGAATCGCTACGGGCATACAGAGCCACCCATACCCCCGGCTTGATAACCTTGCTCTTAACAACACCCAGCGCCGGAATTACTCCGCGAATGGCTGACGCATGACGCTTAGCTGTATCTTTGCTCACCCCTTCACGCTCACTACGGTCAGCCACCAGCTTTAACGCTTCTTCTATAAGGTCACGCGATAATCTTCGTTCGCTTCTTTTGGTCTTAATTTTGTCCATTCAAATCACCTTTATTAATCATCCAGGCTGTTGCATTCGGACTTAAACGAACCTCAGTTACCAATCCACGCGAAGCCATATTTTTTAGCTTCTGGCGAATGTCATACTGGAGAATTACTTTGTCAGGGTGTGCGCGGCACACAGCCTCACGAATGAAGCTGGTATGCATCTTCTGGTTCTTCAGTGTTGGGCTTGTCCAGCGCTGAAAAACATCAAAAATATCCTTATCTGTAATGATGTAACGGCGCATTGTTACCTCTTTGCCTTTTCTTCGATAATTGGAAAATCAATGCCAATGCGCAGAGCGGCAGCGGTATTAAAAATCAATCCGATGCGTGGTGTAGCTTCCAGCCCTTCAATGCGGCGTATCGTCGAGCGCATGACGCTAACCAACCCTGCGAATTCCGTTTTATCCATACCTAATTCGCGGCGTAAAGCACCGCTAACAAGCAGGTCGGTTAATTGACCGATGGTCATTCGGCGTTTTTCTGCCATGACCTTTTTTACTGTTTCATTTGACAT